ATACACGAAAAGTTATCAGCACAGCACACCATACTAAGGCACATCTTTTATGGTGTGCTTAGTCTTATTGTAATGATGGGTGTGTTGGTTGGTATAGGTTGGACTACAGGGCAAACAACTATTGAACGGGAAATGGCATTTTTCGAGAGAATAATATTGGTCTTTATAGGTATCGTAGGTGGGGCCGTTTCCAGTTTCTTTGATGTTCGTAATTTTACTCTTAGTAACAAAAATGGCAATGGCAATAGTAATAAAAATTCAATGAGGGATACGGATTGATATGAAATATACTTATTATAATAAATGGGCAATGCCTATAATGATTATGAAAAATGAAATGCACGATGACATACAACAATTGTTAGTTAAGGAATCAATGCATTGGGGCAAGGATGCCGAACTGGATGGAAAACTTTTGACTGATAGAAATTCAAACCATCGGCCAGGTAAGATGTTCAAAAGTGGTATCTATGAAAGCTCTTTTAGTTTTTTTGATGAGGCAGAACAACGTGGTGATTGTCCAACATTACTGATTTTAAAGGAATGGATGTCGGATGCATTTAGGACTGTATTTTACAGTTATTTTGGTGGTGAAGGGCATTACAGTGATTCTTATGTGGAAATATTTGCCAAGAAAGGTATAACTGTAGATGATATTAAGGTAGACCTACGTGAATCTTGGTTGCACATCACTGGTGATGGTGGGTATCATGGAACGCACCATCATCCTAGCCACAGCTGGGGGTTGATTTATTACGTTGATATTGCAGATTCTACAATAGATAATGGGAATAATTTATTTTATAGTCATATTATTAACATGTATCAGGAATTTGGAAATTTTTGGCAACATTCTGATATATTTTCACCGCAACCAGAAAATGGATTGATGATTGCCTTTCCAGCAGATATGCTACATTCAGCTAATGTTTATAGAACTGATACAAACAAGAATCGTAGAATAGTTATTGCTGGAAATGTAAGAGTGTATTGTGATAAATGGGATCTCAGTAAAGAAGATGAGGGAACGTATTAATATGAACGTGACACTAGTAGATAAAATGGGTACAGATCTAACAGTAGTAAACGCAGCGAGGGTTAGTTTTGGAAAAAAGAAAAAGAAGTTTACTAAGCAAGATGAAAAACTCATTCGATACCTTGCTAATCATAACCATTGGACTCCCTTTGGTCATTGTTCTATGCAGTATCATATATCTGCACCTGTTTTTGTTGCTCGTCAGTTGGTCAAACACCAAGTCGGATTAGTCTGGAATGAGGTTTCACGTAGGTATGTGGACACTGAACCAGAATTTTATCAACCAGAAGAATGGAGATTGAAGGCAGATGATAAGAAACAGGGTAGTAGTAATGAGGTGTGGGAAGCAGATTCGATAGTGGATGATCCCAATGTTGCCTATCAGAATATTTGTAATGATGCCAAAAGCAAGTATCTACATTGGGTCAACGTCTTGAATATTTGCCCAGAACAGGCAAGAATGGTATTACCACAAAGTATGATGACCGAATGGTATTGGTCTGGTACGTTGATGGCATTTGCCAGAGTATGTAATCTCAGGTGTAAACCTGATGCACAATTGGAAACTAGAATAGTGACCGATCAGATAGATAAATTATCAGCTGAAGAATTTCCAGTATCATGGAAAGAACTTAGAAAGGATAAATAGTAATTTGGCAGATCATAGACACCATTCAAAATACGTTAGTCATCAAGATGTTATACATAAGTGTTTACTGACTTACTATGGTGAATTATTTCAGAACATGCCATTTCAGTGGTATGTTCAGAATGTGTATGACAGTACCAATCGCAAGGGGTATGACATTTCTAAAGAAGAAGTGGAAAATACCCTTGCACATTTTTTAAAGGGCAAAATAGATTTTTGCCCACATTGTTTTAAATAAAGGAGATAACAGATATGGAGTCACTAGATAAACCTCCCTCGTATACTGTAAGGAAAGAATCACTTGGGAGACATAAAAAGTTTTGGGTTGTTAGAGAGAAGTTTGGTAGTAAAAAGGTGGCAACAGTTATGGGTAGTCGTGCAGAAGCATGTACATGGGTAATGATTAGGCAGAGAAGGTAAGGAGACATCATGAAGAATTTTTTCGTAATCGGTGATTTGATGTTGGATCAATATCACGTTGGTTCAGTTAGTCGTATTTCACCAGAAGCACCAGTACAGATATTGGACGTAGATGAAAGTTACTATACATTAGGTGGTGCAGCCAATGTGGCCCACAACCTAATTAAGTTAGGCAGTGATAGCAAGGTTAGACTGATGGGAGCAGTCGGTAATGATGAATGCGGAGCAAGGTTGTTGAAATTGCTCAAGCAAAACTCGATTGACACATCGTTAGTCAAAATTGTAGAGGGTCGGAAAACCACTACCAAAACACGTTTCTTAGCAGGGCAAAAGCAATTATTGCGAGTAGATTATCAGCAAGGTGATAATGTATTTGAGAGTTTCTTGCCTAACATACCTAACGAAACCGATGTAGTAATCTTTTCTGATTATGATTATGGGGTTATCAACAGAGAGATTATCAACCATGTGGTTAGTCGGTTCAGTACTAAGATAATTGCCGATCCTAAGTTTAAAAACTTCTGGCAGTACAAGGATGTCTGGTGTTTCAAACCCAACAAACGTGAGTGTTGGCAAGCATTGTGTACTGTGAATAGCAAGGCATCATTGGAACTAAATGAAATAGATGGTGAGGATACCAGTATATTGATTGGGGAAATGCGTAGAATTATAGATAGTGAGAATATCCTAGTGACCGAAGGTGCAGATGGTATGACATTACACCAGAAGAATGCTGGTTATAGTAAAATAGAAGTAGATGCCCAGAACGTTTTTGATGTGACGGGTGCAGGGGATACAGTGACAGCAGTATTGGCCTATGCAGTGGCAGAAGGGTATAACATAGATGCAGCGGCAAAATTGGCAAACAGGGGTGCTGGCAAGGTGATTTCGCAGATCGGAAATGGCACAGTCAGTTTCGAGGATGTCATAAATACAGAGGGGGAATAAACTATGTTGAATACAAGAGGATTGGTTAAAAAGATCGCCGACAAGGTTATCGAGCAGATAATCGAGGAAGGGGATGAAATTATTGATAAGGTTATGGAGAAGTTATTAGAGGAATCTGATGAATTCATGGATAGGGTTATTGATAAATTACTAGAAAAGGTTTTGGAGTCGTTTGGACTCGATGATGAGGACTAGGAATGCCGTTTTATGATTATAAATGCAAAGAGTGTGACCATACTTGGGATGAATTCCAGACTGTTGATGCCAGAAATGTTCCAAGATATAATCCATGTCCAGAGTGTGGAGCATCTGGTGATATTAGTCTTGTTATTGGTAAGGTGAATTTAGGTGATCCAATACAGTTGGGTGTAAAGAAACCACCAAGAGATGTTCAAGAACGTTTGGTACAAATTAATAAAAGTGCTGGTGGTGATGGGGGTCGGTATGGATGATAAGATGTCGAAGGTGGTAAAACGAGTAGTAAAGGAACTGGAATCAGCATTGAAATCCGAGAAGAAGATTCCCGATAATTTAGATGTTCCAGAAAAGGAGATAGAAGTTATGGCAGATAATGCAGTTAGAACAACATTTGAAGAAATTATAGAGGTTGTACTGGCACATGAAGGTGGGTTCGTAGATGATCCTGACGATAAGGGCGGTGCAACTAATTGGGGCGTGACACAGGCAGTATGGGAAGATTTTCTTGAAGATGAGTTTACTAGTGAGGATGTAAAAGGATTTACTAGGGAACAGGCAATCGAACTATACAAAGAGGAATTTTGGATTCCATCACAGGCAGAAAAACTACCAGCAGAAGTTCGTGAAGTATACTTTGACATGTGTGTCAATCATGGTCAACGAAATGCAGTCAAGATTTTACAGACTTGTGTAAATTCCAAAGGTGGAAATCTGGAAGTTGATGGTGGTATTGGCCCTAATACAATTGGTGCTTGCAGTGATCTGAAACTTTGGGAAGTGCAAGTCGAGAGATCGGGGTTCTATTGGAACCTAGTTTTCAAGGGGTCGTTTTACGGCAAACGAAACAATCAAGCAAAATTTATTCGTGGGTGGATTCGTCGCTGTTTTAACCTACATTAATGAAAATCTTTAGGCATGTTACTATTGATGGTCTTAGTGAGTTAGAAACTAAGACCATCAATGGTTCTAGGCATTACATCGTTGAAGATGGGAAGTTTTACCCATCGGTAACAACGGTATTGGGCAAGAATCCAGATAAACTGAAGGGTTTGGCGCAGTGGAGAAAACGAGTTGGCAGTGACGAAGCAAATAAGATTTCTACACAATCAGCAAGACGTGGTACAAGGGTTCATAATATAGTTGAGGATTATTTGAACAATAATCTGAATGGGCAATACGATGATAACCCTTTGGGTTTGGATATGTTTAGTATGATACAACCAACCTTAGACGATAGGTTGGATAACATTTATGCACAAGAGGTGGCATTGTATTCAGACCATTTAGGGGTTGCTGGTCGGGTTGATTGCGTGGCCGAATTTGATGATAAGTTATCGGTTATAGATTTCAAGACATCGGGTAAGACGAAAAAACGGGAATGGATACATGATTATTTCAAACAAGCATCAGCATACTCTATTATGTGGGAAGAACGAACGGGTATGCCAATTGTCCAGTTGGTAGTACTGATTATGGTAGATAACGATAATCCACAGATTTTTGTTGAGCATAGGGATACATGGACAAAGGGTTTAATAGAATCTATAGATTACTATAACAGGGAGTACGCAGATGGAATTTGATTTAGATCTCGACGAAGGTTTTGATTGGGGGTTCACGGCAGTCAGTGCCGATGAGGTCGATAAGGGTAAGCAACAATCAGAAGCCATAAACAAAGTTGTTGAAGGTTCAGATAACCTTCAACAGCAACTAAACGGGTTAGATACAAAGTTGGAACAGGTATTGGCAATTGCCAATCAGAAATACGAAGATCGTTTACAAGAAAAATCCATCGAACTGGAATCCGAGAATCAAGGTAAGTTTGAAAGATTAGAAAAGATGATTATACCTTTACTGCAAAATCTGGCAAAGTCGTCGGATGAACCTTACATATATTGGCCTAAACGGAAGGAGATCATAGAATCTCAGATAGAGAGGATTCTTAGACTAACCAGAGGATAGGGTGTGAGTGTTGATAAAGAGCATCAAGAAATTGTTAGGAAAGTTAAAGCAGATCCAAAGCACCAAAAGGATAAAGCACAGATACAGGCAATATCTGGTATAGGTGTAACTGGTGTTTTGGGTAGTGTCGGTCTGGATGCAATAGATTTTTTCGGTGACAGTGTTGCCGAATTTATTGGTGGTGGTACGGGTGTTGGAATTATATTGTACCTCATAGTAAAGTTCTTTATCGCAGAAATAGGTGAACTGAACAATGTCTGATGCTGGACACATGACATCAAGGATAGAGGAAACTCATAAGGCAGATTGGCACAATTATGCTGGTGCTGGAAGTCTTTTGTCTTGTATTTTGCCTATTCTATCTGAATTTGAAGGTGTGGGAGCAGATTTACTTATGGGTGTCGGTGGAGCATCAGCTGCATCAGCATTTGTCGTTCTGATGAAAATCGGTAGAGTTACTGCTGTTGTTAATGATTTGACAACTGAACAGGATGAAATTCATGCAGAGATGGACGAAGAAGATCGTAATAAAAAGAGGGCAAAAAGAATTAGACAAAAGGATTCACAATATCAACTAGATCCCATAGGATGGGATGAATCTGAAAGAGGATACCAACTATGCGAACATTTAAACAACACCTAAACGAAATATATGGACTCAAATCAGTCAAGGATTTGGTCTTCAGTAATCTGGATGGCAGGGTGTCATTGCCTATCAGCAAAATGATGTTTGCACGTTTGACATCAGAAAAGAAACGGGTTCGGTCTATTCATGTTACCGATTTTGAGGGGTTTGAAGATTTACTACCTTTGCTTGGTACACGTAAGCAAATTGCCACTATGAATAAAACTCGGTTTGCATCAGTTGTCAAGATGGGTGTATCTGCTGGTGGTGGTATTGCAGTGGTGCTGGAAGGGTATCCAGTATTTGAATCTAATTATGATTTACACACAAGGGTAGATAATCAAGGTCGGAGATGGATCGACATCGACCAGATTGCCGAAGTATCTAAAGATTCTAGCATAGAGAAAACTTTACTAGGTAAGTTACATGCGGTTAGATCAAAGATCATGATCGAAATTCGGAAAAAGTTCAACTTTCGAGCCCAGTTTTGGGATTATCTAAACATGAAATTGCCTGATAGACGTAAAGAAAAGATAGAAGATGATGAACTTAGGGATGCTGGATTATTGGAGAGAACTGCTAGTCGTAGGCAAATACAGGGGTATGCAATCAGGAGATACATGGAATTGGTTGAAACTATGGTATGGAAACCACACATCAGTGAAGTAATCGAGTTGTTAAGTGGTTCGTATGACAGTGATTGGAACGAAATTGATTTAGTGGATACCGAAATTGTAGAAGTTCATGTTGTGAAATTTGATTTTAGGCAATGGATTATAGATGCTGGTGGTGATCCAGATGATCCAGACGATGATGTGTTGGCATTCATGGATGAGGATGACATAGCATATTATAATGGAACTCATGATTTTTATATGGAAGCAGGGTACAATAGAAGGTATAAAACCATTGTAGTAAATAATACTGATACCAGTGGTATGGATGAATCGGCACAGAAGCATTTCAAGGATTTATTTTTACAACAAGTGAGATATAATAATGCCAGATAGTAATGAAAAGGATTTTTGGAATTACACTTATAACAATTATGATGGTCTTACGTATAGGGAACGTTGGGAACGTGACAACCCAATTCTAAAAAAAGAATTGATGCAGATTGCACATAACTATGATCCTTTATTTGAGTATCGGCATCTCACTCGAAATGCCACAAATTTTGGTTCAAAAAATTCATGGTATACATATATGAGAAATTTTAACTATACGGGTCAAGATGAATACACATCTTGGATTGTTGAAGTTCACCCAACTGCCGAAAATAAAGATAAACCTTATCACAAACCACACCACACATTTGAAGTAATGATGCCAGAGGAATTCCTCAATGGGGAATTGTTTATGGCCGAAAATATCAAACCACATTGGGAAGGATCAAAGCAGTCGTTGTTAAGACAAAGACATATTGGCCTTGAAGAAAAAAATTAATATAAATGCATTTTTAGCTTGACAAATGCAGAAAAAAATGGTATAATATAGGTATGAATAACAAAACGAAAGTTTCTTACAGAACAGAAAAGAGTGTGGTTACAGGCAAGGATGTCCAGATCATGGTTGTCGAGAATTACGTACCCGATCCAAGTCAACTAAGTTATGCTGAATCAATGGTTCAGCAAGCATACGATTTTGGTGGTCGGGATCAGATTACTAAGAATTTATTAGCGGCAAGTACAGTCATCCAAATCAAAGGTGAAGATTATTTCGATCAGTTGGTGGAAAGGATTTCAGAAACACCACCTAGAGTTTTTGATCCGAATTTTGTTGCACCTGTATACACAGAAAGTGTTGATGCATATGATGTTCCAACGTTAGCAAAGGCAAAGAAAGAGGTTGCTGAATTGCGAAAGGAATTGGAATACCATGAAAAACTCTATTATACCGATCCTGATAATGTGGAAATATCAGATTATGAGTATGATATGAAAATGAAACGATTGGAGCAATTAGAAGAATGGTTTCCACAATTTACTAAAGAGAGTTCACCATCGGTTAGAGTTGGATTTTCTGGTAGTGAAACACAAGCACACCTCGAAAGCAATTTGGAGAATTTGTAATGGAATCCAATTATCCATGTGAGGGTAAGTTGAGTAATAAAATAGGTGAATTCTATAGGTTGTGTGATAGGTTTGAACTGATCTATCCTGATATAGAACAAAGTACGGATGAATTTGAATATACTTCATCTAGTGTAGTCAGACTCACAGAAGATGCAGACATACCACATGTATTCGGACATTTTCTATGTGAGTATCATTACATAGAACCCGATGTAGTGGCTGATGTAATAAAGGATTTAGTAAACGGAGTTTAGTATGCCAGACGTTTCAATTAAAGTTATGTCGATGAATCCCAAAAGGGAATATAGTATTGAAGTCAAAGGTTTAGATCAAGAGCAACTACCTGATTATGTATCGAAAACATATCGGGATTTGATTGACCTTTTGGGTGCAGAACAGATAGACATCAAAGTGGATAATGATAGTAAAGGTCAACTGTTAGTTGAACAGGATGTGGTCAATAAGAGGATCAAAGAACATTGTTCCGATGTAGAATCGAGAATGGTGAACCTAGAAGATGAGTATCAAGATAATATTGGTGGTAAAATAAAAACAGATTTGAAAACTTTTTACAAACCATAACAAGGACTTGCAATTGTTGATACGAAATTGTCGGTATACTGGACAGGGGTTCGATTCCCCTCGCCTCCACCATTCATTTGGGGTAGTAGTTCAGTGGGAGAATACTTGCTTTGCAAGCAAGGGGTCATCGGTTCAAATCCGATCTACTCCATTACGGGGGCGCAATTGGAAATCGACAGGTACGACGATGGTGGAGAGTAGATTGCATGGAGTGGCAACAACTCAGAAGTTGCAAAATAGTAATTGGAAACTACAATCAATTACCCATGGCTGCCTAATAGGTAGGCCGGAGTTTGGGCAGTACTTGTCAACAGAAACTGCCCATTTTCTGTCATATCCCAAGAGTTATAGCAACCCAAGCGATATGATAAAGGTATGCCACACTACCGACTTGATACAATCGTGTGGCACGACTTAAAATAAAAGAAATGGGAATTTATGGAAATGTTTTTTGTTAATCTTGTGGTAACTGTTTGGATTTGTAATGGATTATTTTGGTTTTTTGTTATGATAAGGGATTTCAATAAGCATGATAGATAGCATTTTCGGGGCAATATTGACCATTTCTTTTAGTGGTGCATATATACCACAGATAGTAAAGATGGTTAGACGTAAGAGTTCAAAAGATGTGAGTTTGGTGATGTTAATTATCAATGCTTTAGGGTATTGGTGTGGTTTAGGATACGTTTTAATTAGAGAAGTCAATGCAATATGGTTGATTCTCAACTACACATTAGGGTTTATAATGACTTTTTTGTGTATGGTTGTTTGGTCTATCTATAAGGATTACAATAAAAATGAAATCAACAAAATTCAAACGTGGATTAAAAAGAAAATTGGATAATGCAGAGTTTGGAGTTCATACAGGTGTACGATACAAGAAGAAATCAGCAAAGAAAAAAATCAAAAAACTTACCTTTTGGGGTAAGATAGTAAATTGGTTAAACACACCAATATAAGGGGTTATAGATGAAAGACTATAGGCAAGTTGTCAATGAAAGTAGTTTATCCAGAATGCGTCAGCATATGATGGAACATGATACTGCAATGATAACTGCGTTCAGAGGGTTTATCAAGGATGAAAACGGAGAGAAAGTTACGGTTACACGTAAACAAAATTTGAAACGTAATTCTCAGTTGAAAGCACAACTGAGCAAGAAATATAATATTACAGTGGTGCAGGGTAAGTATATTGAGGACTATGGTACAGATGATGCCAAAGAGGTTGGGGAAGTAACTTTCTTTGTGGTTGACCAAGATGATACGGGTAACTTGCAAAAGGATGTTACACAAGCAGGGATTGATTGGTATCAAGATTCTGTTTTGTACGTAGAGAAGGGTGCTAAGAATGGCAAACTGATCGGTACGAACGATGCTGAATTTCCTGGCTTTAAAAACGTCATTCCAGTTGGCAATCCAATATTTGGGAAGTCAGGTGAATTTATGACCAAGATGAAAGGTCGTCCGTTTGTCTTTGAGGAAGTAGTAATTACTGAACACAAGGCACAGAAACTTTCACGTATGGGTGAATGGGCAAGGTCGGCATTTATTAATAGTGATTGGAGAGATACGGAGATCGGCCCCGTTTTAGATTATAAACAAGATTTTGGAGAGAGGTTTGTATAATGTGGATACCAAATGTCAATTGGAAACGGTTGTTGTTTCCCGATAGATCAAAGGTACAACGAGTAGAGAAAATAGAGAAATCCATAAAACTAGAAAACGATTTGAACAAACGTAGGCATCAACGTGTTCCACCAACAACGTTTTCTGCAATTTTGTTTGATGCACTAAAGTAGGGGGCAGTAATGATAAACACGTATGGAGTTCGCAAGATGTCATCAATGGAATATTATAAGGTATTCCAAGAAGTGCAGGCGGCAAAGGAACTTGCCAGAGTGAACGTCCAAACCCAATTGGCAACTCATGAACGAGAAAAGCACATGGTTAGTGCAAATGACAACCGAAACAATGATGTTATGGCTCCAAGAAAATGGGGTTCTAACTTAGACGTAATAGCATAGTAATGGAAAAAAGGGGAATTCGTATGAATCTTAGTGGAATAACCGCAAAAGCACACACGCAGTATGCACTGGCAACTAGAGAAGTTGAAAATTCAATGCGTAGAATTGCAGAAGGACGACCAGATCTAAATTCTGGTGATAAAGCAAGGGTTGGGAGAATGAACACCACCTTGAGTATGTTGCGATTGGCAAATAGTACTGTCAAACAAAGTCAAGATTTGCTAGAAACAGCAGAGAGTGGTGTTAGTTCTGTCAATGACGTTCTAACTCGATTGCGAGAAATTGCAGTTCAATCTTCAAATGAGGATTTGACTGCTGATACTAGAGCAGGGTTGATTGATGAGTTTAATGCATTAGTAAAGGAATTAGATTATGTGGCAAAGAATACGTCTTACGATGGGGTTGAATTATTGGATGGTACTTTTGGTGATAGAGATGTTATTATCGAAGGTACGGGGGAAACCGAAACCATCAATATTGAATTATCAGATCTCACCCTTGATGGATTGAAATTGACTGCACATACGGTTACATTGGAATCAGGAGATAGCCGTATTGGTCAAGATAATGGTCAGGGTGGTACTTATTCTGAAGGTGATACAGTATCGGTTTCTGCCACATCCATCGACAGTGCAAATGATGCCGATGATGCACTGGCACGTATAGATGCAGCCATTGCAACTGTTCAAGCAGAAGCATCTGATGTCAATTCCAAAATAGAACGGTTTAACTTTACTATCAGTCATTTGGGTAATATGATTACAATGAATGAAGAAAGTCTTGCCACTATATTGGATTTTGATGAAGCAGCTGAGATGGCATCTCTTGCTGATTTTCAGATTCGACAGCAAACAGCAATTGCTATGATGGCACAGGCACAGCAATTATCACAGACTGTGATGCAACTTTTACAGGGGTAAGATAAATGTTGGCACTAACGGAAGAAGAATTCTTAGAGGTTGTAACTGAGCATACCAGTAAAAGTTTTTCTTTGGGGGTTGAGACTATTAAACGTGATTGGGAACTGAGCAGTTATGTTGATGCAGTATTTGCATTTATTGATGAAAATGATATTGCGGTTGACATAGTGCCGAAGTTACTAAACAAGTCACTGAAGGATAAATTAGAGTTAGAGGCAATGGAATTGAATCTGCTACCAAGAACAGGTGCATTGCCTATATGAATCCTTTGGATTGCTATAAAGTGTACATGGCAATTAGGTTGCATTTTTTTAGCAAGAGTTATGATTATTTCAAGTACAATGGCAAGGTACGGGCAAGTAGTGATTCCTTTTACAAACGAAGGGATAAGTACAGGTTCGATCATCTTTGTCGTCAGTACAATGAAAAGAATATAATGCAATTCTTTGTGGCAAATTTCTCCAGTGGTGATAAATATGGTGGTCTTCATACAGAAGAATCAGATCAGGTTTATCAGGATTGGAGAAAACGAACACAGAGATTGCGTTATCAATTCAAGTCGGATATATCTAAATTGCTAGATGTGTCCGACTTAGACCAACTGTTCATGGTCGAAGATGGGCAGAATCCAACAATATTAACCATGTATTATCGTGGGGATATATCGTTGGAAACTTTCGTGATAGTGAACCAGATTTTGAATTTTTTTCCACAGTTTGATAGTCAGATTGAAGATGACATCATGTGGCCAGAAACACGAAATCTGTGTCAGAAATATGTTAGTTTTCTTGATGTCGATGTTAAAGTTTTTCGTGAAATATTGAAAAATAAGCTTGACATTTGAGGAAAAATATGGTATAATTACTATTACACAATCAAGAGTTGATTGTGATGTGAATAAGCAATATACAAACAATACGGAGAATACGAGTATGAATGGTTTTGCATCCATGAAAAGCAACCGACAGTCTTTTTTAGACAGTCTTTCCACCGAATTAGAAAAAACCCAAACTAACAATAGTAACTCATATGAAGATGATCGAATTTGGAAATGTGAACGTGATAAATCTGGAAACGGATATGCGGTCATTCGATTCCTTCCACCAGTTGAAGGTGAATCGACGCCGTGGGTACGCATTTTCTCACATGGTTTTCAAGGTCAGGGTGGATGGTACATTGAAAATTCATTGACCACCTTTAATGAGAAAGATCCTGTTAGTGAATATAACACATCCTTGTGGAATAATGGAACAGAAGCAGGGAAAGAGCAAGCACGTAAACAGAAACGTAGGTTGAACTATTTTAGTAATATCTATGTTATTGAAGATCCAGCAAATCCGCAGAACAACGGTAAGGTTCGTTTGTTTAAGTATGGTAAGAAGATTTTTGATAAGATTAACGATCTGATGAATCCAGAATTTGCAGATGAAACTCCTGTCAACCCATTTGATTTGTGGGGTGGAGCAAATTTCAAAATTAAGATTCGTATGGTTGATGGTTTTGTCAACTATGATAAATCTGAATTTGATGTCATTGCACCATTGTCTGAGGATGATACTGAATTGGAAAAGGTCTGGACTAGCGAGTACAGTCTGCAAGAGTTACTAGACCGTGAGAACTTTAAGACCTATGATGAATTAAAAACCAAATTGGATAGAACTTTGGGATTGACTGAAGATCCAGCAACTAAGTTCGATACAAGTGATTTTGCAACAAGGGAAGCACCAGCACCAGTGACTGCCGAAACGGTTAGTGCTGATGGTGATGAAACCTTATCATATTTTGCTAATTTAGCAAACGATCAATAGAAGAAGAATAGGAGAAACATTTTGAAACAAGTAGAGTTGAAGAATCTATTTACTAAAGTCGTAGTGGGAATGGCAGTTATTTCGACTGCCTTGATTGCTGGTAGTATTGGGAATGCAGAAGAAGAACATGTGGATCGGAAGGATCGAGAATTTTCAAGAATCCGAAAAGAGGTCAGTTCTGAAATCCGATTCAACTATCGACAACGAAATTTTGTACAACAAACAGTTACTAGTTGGTTTATTGCATCCTTTTCGTTGGATCTGTCCGATGAAGAATTCTTGCGTTTGCGTGATGTCTATGCAAGGGTAATTAGCAAATCTGGTGCGATTTTCAAAGGGTATGCTGATAATCCGAATAACATTTCACCATCGGAAAAGAAAAACACTAAAGGTGAATACGATGCCATCGTAGAGGAATTTACAGAACAGGTCAAGCAGACCATCGGTACTGAAAAGTACAACTTGTTGGTAAGCATGACAGATAACAAACGTGATGGTTCTATGATGCGGTTTCGTAGAGGTAGACGTGTACAATAATTGCTCATAAGCAATTAGTAATGATAATGCCCAACAGAAATGTTGGGCATTTTTTTATGGCCCATAAGTTCCTACTGATGCTCGAAAACCAGAATCAGTTGGTGAGTCTTGTACGATTAGTGCATTATTAGTGACAGAATTGGCAGTCGTGATTGGTGTTGAAACTATTTGCGGTGATGATGTTGCTTGCATTATGGTTTCATCACGTATTTCATTAGTTTCAGCTGCTTGTCTTAGCATTTCTATACCTCTTTCTGTTCTTGCTCCAGAGAACGATACGATGTCTACTGGTTGAATTGCTTCTGCGACCCCACCTTTAAAGTTGTCAACTACATTTCTAGTTTCAGTTTTTGCCAGTTGTACATCTAGTAACTTTCTGGCAAATGGCATCATACTCAATGCCCCCATTGCTACAACAGTACTACCCAATCCTTTTGCATCTTTGGCAAATCCTTTGACTGCCTTGCCTAATAGTTTGAAACTTTCTCTAAGTGCATCAAACCTGTCTGGTGGTACATTAATCAAATCAGCAAGGCCACTGGAAGCACTGCCTAGTGCGAGTAGTGATGGTATGGCAATTGCAGCTGCAACACCAAAACCAGCAAGAGCAACCCCCAAAGCAACAAATCCAGCTGCTATATGTACGAAATCAGCATCGTTCATTATGACTAATGATTGGGCAAAGTTACTAATAAAGTCACTGATTGCCGTTCCAACTGTAGCAATGAAATCACCGATGGAGGTAAAGAATTTGCTAACAATACCTTGTAGGGTCGAGAGGAAATCACCAAAACCACCTAATAAGTCGGTTATGGGTGGTACTATGGTTTCAATAGCAGGGGCAAGTAATTTCATTGCCAATCCCAATGCACCAACACCGAGTGCTAGACCGAGAAATCCTGGCGTGGCAATTGCAGCCCCAACACCAAATGCAATTAGTGCTGGTGAGAGAACCAGTAATCCACCAGCAAGTGATAGGAAATTGTCAAATGGTATGGTTGCCAATTCTTTGATTGCAGGGGTCATCATTTGTAGACCCTTACCCAATCCCATAAATGCCAGTGTTAGTACACCTATTGCAGCTGCTCCTATCAGAAGTGCTTGTGGGGGAATTGATCCTAGTGCTTTGAATAGTGCGGCGATACCTCGACCAGCAAAGGTCATTATCTTTACGAATCCTTTACCTATAATATCAACGAGTGTGAGTAGAATATCACCAATACCCTTAACTAAATCTTTAACTACCCCAAGTGCTGATTTTAGAATTTGGCCAATACCTTTAATAAATGCGTCAATTATATCGAATATTCCACTTACCATATCTCCAAGTGTTTTTAGTGGGTTGAATATTCCACCTATAATTTTTCCAAATATTCCACCTTCTTTTCCTTCAACTTTTAGTGTTTGACTTTTTTCTAAAGAGTCGGCAATTCGTTCTTGCGTTTCTGTTTGTTCTGCTTGAACATGTGAAGCTTCTTTTGCCTTTTCTTCTGCGAAGGAATCCTTTTCTGGTTTGGGCTGAGAAACTATATTAACATTTTGTGGGGTATCTGATTTATCTTCACTTTCTTCTTTTTTTGGATTTAGCAATTCGTCCTTTTTTTCTTGTTTTTCTATTATTCCCCCAATACCAAACGGTTTCAGTAACGCAGATACTTTTGCTTTTTCTTTTTCTTTTTCTTCTTCTGGTTTTTCACCTTTTAGTTTTGCCAGTTCTTTTTCTTTTTCTTCTTCTGGTTTTTCACCTTTTAGTTTTGCCAGTTCTTTTTCTTGTTTTTCAATTTCGGGATCTTTTACTTTTTTGAATAAACTTAGACCTTTTCCCGCTAAACTTAGACCTTTTCCTATTGTTGTTTGTGCAAACCTTCCCTTTATGGTATCACCAAATTCAGTTATTGATTTGTTTATGCCCAATAATGTATTTTGAAGACCATTTATTTGTGTTTCTTTTAGTTTGAATAGTAGTTTTTCTTTATCAGCAATTTCCTTTTGCTTTTTGGCATCACTTTTTTGTGCTTCTAGTTTCTTTTTGTTTGCTTCGTCTGTTTTTTGTTTTTCAGCAAGAGCATGTTCTTTTTGATTTGCTATTGCCTTTTTTGCTAAATCAGTGTTTATATTGAGGGCTTCTGTACTTACATCTAATGTTTTTTTTCTGGATTTTTGTTCTTCGTCTAGTTTATTAAGAAGGTCTTCTTGGGTTTTTATTGCCTGATTCAGACCTTCTTTCATTTTCTCGTTTTTTTCTGCTTCTTCTCCGTCCAGTTTTTTTCTCAGATCTGCTATTTTTTGTTGTTGTTTGGCATGTTCTTCATTGGCATTTTGAAGATTTTTTTCAGCTTTAATTTGATTTTCTTTGGTTTCTTTAGTCAGATCAGAAATTTCAGCTGCTAATTTCCTTTCCTCTGTGATTCTTTTTAGTCGTTCTTCTTCTAATTTTCGTATTTCGTCTTGTAAGTCTGCCATTTTACTATGCCTTATTGGTTAGATCTTTCATGAGATCTTCAGCTGCATCTTTCAGTTCTTCTGAACCGTGTGATTGCACCAAAGATGATATTTGTGCGATTGCTTTGCTGTGTTCTTCCAATATTTTATCATGTTGTAGATCTCGTACTAAATTCTGTTCCAATTCCACATCCTGTTCTACATCGTGCCTTTTGTTTTGGGCAATTTTGTAATCTTGTTCTTCGTCTATGGATAACAATCGTTTGATTTTTCTACCTTGCTCTGCTTCTGAATCATAGTGTATCTTATCACTAACGATTTTTTCTAATTTCATATCAAAGATAGACTCGTTGGGTACAAATCTCCAAATATATCCACGACCATTTACTATACCGAATACGGTTGAGGATAGACCAATCTTGACAATCACTGCTGGTTCATCTTCTAACCAGACCTGATCTCCCTCTTGGAAGTGTGGGTCTAGTTTGAATTTCAATCCTTTAGATATTTGCAGTGCATAATCTTTAAACCACATGAAGATAACTACCGATAGCATAATTCCTAGCCACGGTAGAATGAGGTCAGTGAGTTCTGGTATCCTATTAATAAGTTCTTGTTCCATGCTATCCATATCGTTTTATTTGAATTGGGTCAACCAATGACCAAAATTATAGACATCATGTATCATAACAGGGATAGTTGGGAAATCTTCCCATTTAGGATTCATAGAGTCAATTCCCCATGCGGTTTCAAGTCTCCATAGTAACCATGCTTTTGGTGGGATGGGCAAGAATGGAAATTTATACCACCATCCTTTACGTTTAACTAACCATCCGTATTGTAATAATCTAATTAAAACTTTGATTGTTGTGCCTTTATTTTTTCGTTTTCCTCTTTGATATAATTTGAAAGAAGGGTGACGTATAGTTCCCTCTCAAATGGTATCATGTTTTCTAAATCATTTAAATTGTAGTTGTGGTGTTGCATCATTGCGAAATTGGTTAGGTACATACTTTCTAACGTTTCATGTCCTAACCCTATGCGAAAAAATTCTGCAACCCTTCCAATAATAAAGGATCGTCGTATTCACATTTACTACAGTTATATGGTACTGTATGCGATAGTTTAGGCATTGTATCGAAGAACTGTTGTATTTTTAGAAACTGTTCTTGTGTTAAGTTATTTATGAATTCGGAAATTTCCTGTTTAGTGTAATCACCACTATCGTGTATTTCTTCACCTTGATAGATGGAATCTACACAAGAACTAACTACATTGAATATGGTATCCACATCGGTACTTTGTAGGTCATTCATATTTATGGAATCCAGTTGTGGATATTTCATTATCAGGCCAATATCATTTGTAAGTTCTATTTTGTTGCTGTGGGTGTCATTGGTTGAAATTTCAACACTAGATAGGTCGATTTGAATTCTATTTACCTCATCACATTCGGGGCATCTAAATCCAACTTCAGAGAATTCGTTTACTGATTTAGATCTGAGTTTTAGGAATATGTATTCCACGTCAAACAATGGCATGTTGTCGGTATTGTATCCATCCTGAATACAGTTACCGATGATCTGTTTCATGGCACGAACTATTTCAGATGCTTCTCCACCTTCATTTGCCATTAGTAGGATTTTTTCTTCTTTGACTAGAAATGGCCTATACTGAACGGTTTGTCCAGTTGATGGTATGGTCAATTCATATGTTGGTGCATTTATTACGGGTAAAGGCATAATTTATTATCTCCTATTTTTATTCATCAAGCATTGGTCTTATTCCGAGTTCTGCTCTGGCACGATTTGCTACTCTACCGAGTACTGCTTTAGTTAGTTTTTTGGGTGTAGGAGTGTTTGCGTGTCCACCTACTACTCTTTTATTTTCTATTGGTGATTTTGTCCAATCATCTTTTTTTGCTTCCCATTTTTCTACTCTATCTTTGCGTTCTGGAGTTTTGGGTTTTGGTGGTTCTGGTTTTTTTACTCTATTCGGACGTTCTGGAGTTTTGGGTTTTGGTGGTTGTGCGTAGAATTGGTCGGATGCCCAAATCCTATCTGGACGTTCTGGTGTTTCTGGTTTTCCCAACAATGTTTGATCTGGTAATACAGATGCTGGATTGTCTTTATTATCTGGCATGTTTGTTATGTCTTCTCTGTTAATTTTGTCGTATGAGAATGTCACCTTAAATATCATGAGTTCGTGAGCTGCAGCTGCAAATTGAATTTCACTAATGGCGATAGGATAAGCCCTAGAAAAATTGTATTGTACCAACCTTGATGGACTCCCTCTTTGGTCTGATAATACAGACAGTTTCAATGGAACACTATAAGCACCTTCTCCTTCAGAAAATCCAACTAGCATATTATTTTGATCTACCACAGTAGAAATCCAATCTTCAAAGAATTTTCTTTCGGGTAATCCAAATTCCCCTTTCCCTTTAGTTGGCATGAAAGTAACTGTTAGATCGTCATAAACGTCTGTATATGGGTATTTTTGTTCTGGGCCTGCAGCTAGTACTGCATTGGTACTAATTGATTTAGATGGCAGACCTACAGATCTGGCACTGAAGTGTAGAAACTTCAGTACGTTTTTATATCTTTCATCATCACCATATCTTACCTTCATTGATTCGGGATAGGGTATTTCCACTGCAAATCGGTTTAGATGTGGTATGCCACCTTGACTTGCAATATAATTTGACAATCCATTAATTGTTTGATTGATGTTGTTCATGATAGTAATTCCTCTGAGAGTTTCCACACTGCCTTTTTATTTTTTTTGACAAATTGTTCAACTGGCAAAAAAATTGCTGTTTCCCATTCACTTGCTTTGATGTTGAGAAAACTACTTTGGATGTGAGTTGCCAAATATCGTTTTACTGTTGGTTTGAAGTACCGATGTCTTTTGGTTGACTCCAGTAAATTATATGTTACCATCATTCTAGTATTTTCATTCATACTTTCGTTATTAGTAATTGTCGTCAGACCTGCTAAGAGATCCATTCTTAGTTTGGGTGCAAGGTAGTGCAAATTTAGACCGAGAAACCCGTTGGAGTATTTTTCTATGGGTATGACTAATGGGAATGTATCATAGTAGGGCAATCTAGTTTTGTGCTTGGGATCGTAATGAAACATATACATTTTTCCCATTTGTATGTTATTGGTCTTGTTGTCGGCATCACGCATTAATTCTGCTGGTGTAACTGAACTCAGTTTGGCGGCATTCTGCCTTAACCATGTGATTGCATTTTGCCCCGCTTTTTTTAGATTGTCGAATATAGTTGCCATATGACTATTTATATCCTATTTTGAGTTCCTTCTCGGTTAGTATCTTAAATTCCCATTTTCGTTTTTCACAATATCGTGTTGCGGCTTCCCATTTTGCTTTATTCTTTGTCCATGCAAATTGCTCGTATAAATATCTACGTCTGCTTTTGCCTTGTTTCGGTGGTCTGGTTTGACGTATTGGTTTTACTTCAATAATGAATTCTTTTATGTTCCCATCCGATTGTTTAACTCTAATATAGAAGTCTGGAAAATATCTGTGCCATTTTTTGTCAGTGGGGCAAAAGTACTTGATGATGGGATTTTCACTGCACCAATTTAGCACATTCTTATTCCGATCACAGTACTGCATGAAATCCTTTTCCCAAGAGGAACGATATATTACCTTGTTGGGATTTCCGATGTACTTATCTCTGTTGATAACGGGGTATTTTCCACTGTATGCCATAATCATATTTATAAGTTCACGATACTTATAAATAGAATAAAGGAGGATAATGTTATGAGTGCAAATGAAAAGGCATTTTACCAAGGGGCTGTGGATACAGTCGTAGGAGTGTATGATTCTGCGAAGAATTATACGGATGCCGTTGCGACTGATTTGAAAAACCGAGTGACAAATCAAGTTGATACGTCAACCCCAACTCGATCTGGTTATCCTAGAAATCCAGATGGTAAGAATACAAATGTTACAAATCTATCTGGAGCTCATAGTTATCCTAATTCTATTACAGGAGATCCATTAGGATTCGTTAATTACATGCCTTATGCTCATGGAAAACCACAGGCAGGGATGAATGATACACATGGTCGTGGTGGTGCATATGGGTCATCTTCTATGTCGTTGGGGTCGGTGGTTCCAAATCCACTCCAAGTAAATTTACATATGCCAAGTGATTTAACTGATTCTGTTTCAGCAAAATGGGATACAGGTGAGGATATTGTTGCTAAAGCAAGTGAGATAGGTGTGGATAAAGCTTTATCTGGTATAGCTTCCGAAGCCACGAAAAACATTTCAACAAAGGTAGTAGGTGAAGTAGCAGAATTACTTACTAAGGGTTTGATAACTCCCGAAAATCTAAGAAAGAGTTGGGATAGGCAACATGGACATGCTCTCAGACCCTTTGAGTCTCAGTTTTTCCAAGGGGTAGAGTACAGGACTTTTTCATTTAAGCATAAGTTGATTGCATTTGAGAAAAAGGATACTATTACCATTAATAAAATAATTAAAACGTTTAGGTGGCATTCTTCACCTGGCCTTGCAACAGATCATGCCTTGATGTATAGGTATCCATCAACTTGGAGAATTAGATTTTTCCAAGCAGATCCCAATCGTGATGGGCAAGTTTATGAATCGGAATGGCTTCCTACAGTAAAAAGATGTGTGTTGGAGAAAGTAGATGTTAATCATTTTGCATCAAATACACCTTCATATCACAGTAACCTAGCACCAGTTGATATTGAAATAACTCTTTCATTTAGAGAGATGGAATATGTTACAAAGCAAAGTATTGAAAATGAAACACAACCTGTCTGGGAGAATTAATAGGAGAAATCATGGCAATAGACTATTTTGGTACATTTCCGAAGGTGGACTATGATATTGGTAAGGATAGTAAGACCAGAGAAATTACTAATCTTTTGAAACGGATTGGTATTCGTGGTGATTTTAAGAAATTATTACCAACTTACTATAAGAGTATTCTTTCTGCCAGTGAACGACCAGAATTTTCGGCATATTCTGCTTATGGTGATATACTCTCACATTGGATTATGTTGCACATGAATACCATTATTGATCCATATCATGATTGGGTGGTAGAAGAAAGGACATTGAATGAATTTATAGATTTGAAATATCCAGATAGTAATTTACTATTGGAATCGACACATCATTCTGATACTACATATGGAGATGTTGATCCATCAGCAAAGAGGTTTTTTGTCAAGGGTGAAGTTATAAAAGAATATCTGGCAGATGGTACGTTGTTAAATGGAACAGGAACTGTGGTGGATTTTGATGCTACCCTAATTCAATTGACTTATAAGTTGACTGACAATGCGTTTGATACTGGTGCATTTGTAAAGGGTGATGATAGTGGTGCAGTTGGAAAGATTGCCACAGGTGGAGTTACTACTGAACGTGCTGGAGTACATCATTATGAAAGTGCAGATGGTATTATTGTTGGAAGATCCCATACAGGTGCATCGGAAATAACCAACGAAACCTTTGAAAATAACGAGAACGAAAAGAAACGAGAAGTTATGGTGTTGGATGGAATATATTTACAGCAGTTTGAACAGAACTTTGAGGAATTGATGAATGCTTAGTAATAGGCCAGATACCATTGTTGGTGGTAGGATAACACTTAGTGAGATAATGTTGAAGTCGGTAAGTGTAGATCGAACTATGGATATTAGCAACATGGTGGATTCTTTTAATTTGTTTGAGGATATATTTACTAATACTTTAACAGGGAATATGAGTATTGGTGATACTGGGAATTTGATTTCCAATTTTCCAATTGTTGGGCATGAAGAAGTGCATATAACTATGGGAACACCTAATATAGAGAGGGTGCAAATAAAGAAATTCAGAATTTATAAAGTTACAGGTGTCAATAGCCCGAATATAGGCATGAGAAGGTACAATATACATTTGCTATCTGATGAATTTTTTATGAACTTAAAGGGTGCAGTCAGTCGATCATTTCCAAAAAGTACTACATCAACTATTGCCGAAAAGATATTTAGAACAGACTTGGAATCAGATAAGAACCTTGACATCGAAGAAACTCAAAATGTTTATGATATAGTGATACCCAATTGGAAACCTTTTGATGCTATGAATTGGTTAGCAAAGAGATCTATGGCAGAACACCGAGATGGGGCTAATTATATGTTTTATGAAACCAGAGATGGTTTTCATTTTAGGTCGTTAGAATCACTTGCCGAAGAAGAAAGTGTTGGTGTGTACACACGGAAACCAGCAAATGTTAGTGATGGTAATCCAGACGAAGAACAGTATAGGATTGTGAATCGAATAGAGATTGTCAATTCATTTGATATGGTGGCTAATATACCCAATGGAATGTATGCCAATAGATTGGTCATTCATGATATGATAAATCGAAAAACAGAAACGTTGGATTATGATTATGGCAAAGAGTATTCCAAGATGACACACTTGGAAGATAATAAGAAAACAAATAATTGGAGATTATCAGATACTCAAAATATGAGTGGGCAGGGCTCAAGTATGATGGTACATGAAACTGCTGATGAATTAACTTCCAGCCCATTAAGCAAACAAACTCTGGTTAGTCGGTTCAATGATACCAATACTTATTACGAAAAGACATTGCAGAATAGAATTTCACAGATGCAACAATTAAATAACATCAAACTAAATATTACCATATCAGGTGACACCACCAGAAAGGTTGGGGATGTATTGGATTTAGAATTACCATCAGTTGAACCAGTTATAGATGGTACGGTTCCAATGGATAAATTATATAATGGAAGATATTTGGTTACAGCGTTACGACATAAAATAGACAATGCCAGCCATCTGATGGTGATGGAAGTTGTCAAAGATTCATATTTTAGTTCATTACCGACAGAATAGGAGATTAAAATGCTATCGAAAGAATTTTCAAAGTTGGTGGAAACATCAGCAGATGTGCTGTTGGATAGATCACAGCATTTCAAAACAACAATGGATTTAGTGATTGCCCATATGAATGGGAATCAGGAACAGATTGACGAAAAGTTGATTCAGTTCAATCAGGGTAAGAAGTACGGGCAAGCAGTTTTTCTTGCTGGTGGTGCTGGTTCTGGTAAGGGATTTGCCACTAAGAATTTCATGGAAGGTGAAAAATTTAAGATCAGAGATGTTGATGAATGGAAAAAGGCATTTATGGCCATTTCTAGGATTCAAAAAGATTCAACTGATTGGGAAGGCAATATAAATCCAAAATATATGGATAAAAAGGGTAGGTTGTTGGGTGATTTGGATTTGAAAAATCCAGAGCATGTTTTTGCACTTCATATGGCAGTCAAGAAGATTGGGGTTAAGGATAAGAGTTTGAAATTGCTATTACAAGATCTCAACAAGAGACATTTGCCTAATATTCTATTTGACATCACACTTAAAGAAACCGAAGATATTACAGAAGTTATACCTAAACTTACGGGTGTCGGATACGAAGCAAGGAACATTCATTTGGTGTGGGTACTGGCCAACTACCATGTAGCAGTTAAGGCAAATGCAGAACGTGAAAGGGTTGTTCCTGATGATATACTTTTGCAAACTCATGAAGGAGCTGCGAATACCATGTATGGTCTAATCAAGAGCAAGGGTGTTCCTAGTCTTGGTGGTGGAGTTCATGTTATTTTGGCAAATCGAGAAAATACTATATTTTGGGAAAGACCAGATGGAACTAAGACCAGTACAATAAAAGACTTTACTTATCTTACCTTAAAACCAGAAGGTAAAGGTTGGAACGATCAGGGTGAAGTTAATCAACAGGTATTGGATTGGATTAAGGATAATGTACCAAGAAGTGATGCCACCAAGGGGTTGTGGAGCAATCCACCAAAAGTGGTAGGTATTGATTACCCAAAAGACAAAGATGATGTTGGTGATATGGAAACAACAAGGGGAGATTGGCAACGTGGACAAAACTAAAAAAACACTAACGGCAAAGGAATTTGATAAGAAATATCCACACTTGAAAGACCATGCCGATTATAAAAGGTATGATCGTCGCAAGAAGTTATCTACAACTGGTTATATAGCCAATAGAAAAAGGGGTAGGAAAAATAGTAAATGAATCCTACTTTCGTCTGGTGGAAGGGGAAGGTTGAAGATCGGAAAGATCCGTTGAAGTTGGGCAGGTGTAAGGTACGTATACTTGGATACCATACAGATGACAAATCGGAAATTCCGACAGAAGATCTTCCCTTTGCCTATCCAGCAATGCCTATTAATACTAGACCGAGTGATTCACCTATTGGCCCCGTAGAGGGTACGTGGGTGATGGGGTTCTTTGCCGATGGTGAAAATGCACAGCAACCGATAATGACACATGTTATTGATGCTGGTTATAAAACGGCAGATGATCCAACGATTACACCAGAACCTAGTTGGGGTAAATCTAAAATATCAACGGGTGAAGTAAATGTCAATAGGTTAGCAAGAGGTGATAAAACAGATACCTATGTAGATAATTATGAATCAATGGGTAAGATTGCGGTTGCAGGGTCATTAAATGAATCATGGGAACTCAAAGAGTTGGAATATGGTGCTGAATATCCCTATAATAGAGTGGAAGAAAGTCAATCAGGGCATGTACATGAGATAGATGATACAGAAGGAAAAGAAAGGATCGCAGTTGCACATAAATCTGGTACAGTTGATGTTATGGGTTCTACGGGTGATAGAGTCGCAAAGGTCATGGGTGATAATTATTCTATTGTAGTAAAGAATAATAACATTTACACTAAGGGTTCGGTTAATATCACTGCTGATAATGATGTTAATATTAAAGGTAGGATTATAAGATTAGAAGGACAGCAAGTGAGAATCAAGGGTGATTTGGGTGTGTTAGTAGAATCACCTGTTGGTGCATTTGTATCAGCACCATTTTTGAGTACAGATCCTAAATTGGGTGGTGCAATTTTGCATGGGGCAATTGGTTCACCGTTTGTGGCTCCAGCTGGAATATCACCAGATGCATTGATGGTTGATGTACCAAGTTCTAAAAGTGATTCTGTTGTTGTTCGGGAAAATCCACCTGTCAATTCATTGGCACTTTTAAGGGCAACCATCTTAGGTGGATTTAATGCAAAGAAAACTATGTTTCTTGGCCCTGCTGAATGTGGTACGGATATGCTTGATGAGTTGAAAGCAAATTTTAATGCATTGGATATGTTAAAATTACTAACTAAGATATTCAATTTGGTAGGTAAAAATACATCACAGACAACTAATATCGAACTTCCAGAGAAATTAGGTCTGAAAGAAGATTTTAAGGAATTTTTGGAAAGAACTGGTTCTACGGTTGGGCCTGAATATGCTGGTATGAAAACTGAAATTGAAACTGTATTAAAAAAGGAAAAGGTGAATGTTGATGTTGAATTGAAAGATGCATTGGAATCTGAAGGTGGAAGTTTAGAGGTGGTTGATGATGATGGTGTGACACATACTGTTACATCGTTGGATGATGCCATAACTTTAGTGGAAAGTGGCAAGGTGTTAAGTTATTTCAAAGATGATGAACCAGAACCAGAACCAGTTGATAATGTTATACCTGTTTCAACGGAGACACCAAAAATGACAAATTGCTGTGAGACATGTGGAGAGGTAACTTGCGTATGCACCAGTTAATGAAGTTGGATAAAGATGTTTTGAATGCGTTAAGTGTTCTTGCAGAAAAGAAAATTATAGAATATGATGCAGAAAAGAATGAAATTGTTATCAATATGGATCTCAACCTCAAAGTTAGGGGTAAATTTCAAGTTGATTGCGAGGAACATATGGTACTAAATAGTGGCAAGGGTATTGATCCTGAGTTGAAAGAACAATTTTCCATTTGGTTGAATCCAGTTGTAGATAGTAAAGGTGAGATTGTGGTTGGTGATGAGGAATACATAGAACAGAGTGAAATTGAATGGCCACTAATACGTTAGAGTTTACACTCAAGGATGGTTCGTCGCAAATACTGGATCTTTCAGTATTGGCAAATATATTATACATAGATCTGTACATGGAAGATGGTACTGTTTTACAAGTGCCATTAAGATTCTTACAATTAAGTACGGGTGTGGAATCTTCATTAGCAGAAATACTGACAGCACTTATTACTGCTAATATGAATAATGATAATGTGATGCGTGAGATGGGGTATCGTAGCAATGGTGCGATGGTTGCTCCGTTTTATGCTGATGATAGAGCATTAAATAAGTTAAAATTTAGCAAGACTCTTGAATATAATATTCGTGGTCGTTCTGATGAAATTATTGAGTTGGTAAGTGGAAGTTTGCCCAAAGGCATATCTCTGGTAAAGGATGGAGATACATACAAAATTGAAGGATATGCCAGTGAAGATAACTTTGACCATACGACATTGGAAGAAGTTGAAAAGTTGCACATGCAAAGGCAACTTGAATTCATGAATATAAAGTATACCAAAAGTTTGGATAGTGGTTCTGTTTTCAAAGTTGGTGATTTGGTTATCGACCAAGCAACAAATAGTTTTTCAACTATTGCAAAAATTGAGACTTATAATGTTGGTGAAGAATCTCGAACAAAATTTGTTGTAAATGAGTTTTCGGCCGAAATGGAAACTTTAACTTTTGGTGATTATGAAGTAGAGGTTCCTAGTCAATTTGATTACTATAATGGAAGGGTGACTTTTGATGATGATATGAATCCTACGATCAAAGAAGATTGGAGAGGATCTTTCGTATCTACTAATGGGCAAATTGCGGTTTCATTTGATGATGTGAAGCAAGTTATGCCAGTAGAGGTATCATCCAAATTTGAGAAAGACTTTAATTTCACATTGGGATTGAGAACACCAGATTCTACTGAATATACAGATACCAATGATTACACTTTGAATGTTAGGCAGAATTTTGATGGTGTACGGGATAAGTTAATTCCAGTAGAAGAATTACCAATACAGACAGAATTTGATGCGGTTACGGGTGATTCTTATGTTTACTATTTTGGTGATACTGAGAAATTTGTACCAGCCGCAACTTGGTATATGCCATTCAGAAAAACTAGTGGGGATTCGGCAAATATACCATTAGTATCGGGATTTATGAAATACGGTGAAACTAAAATAGATGCTAGGTTGGGGTTTCAGTTGAGAACCAATACAGGTGTTATAAGGGAAATAGAGTTACTAGGATGACAGAAAAAGTTGAAAAACCAGATACAAGACCAATAGCAGTTTGGGGAAATATTGATAGCCCACATGGTGCTTTTCTTCCAGGCCCAGCAGTGCTTCCATCTGCACCTTTGGGGTATACAACTGGAGATGCAAAAAACATGTTTTCTGCGTCAGGAAATGTTAAGATAGGATGTAAACATAAGAATTTGGGGGTACATAGGCAATTTGATGTTAGAGTACCACACATTCAAGCATCACCACCATATTCACCAGAGTTATTTATTAATGCAGGGGCATATAATGGTGGTTTAATGCCCCATACTAAGAGTGGTAGTAAAACGGTTAAAACAAATGGTGTTGAGACTGCGAGGGTGGGATCACCTGTCATTTGTTCATCGAAAATCATGACAGGGGTAGGATCAGTTAAAATTGGAGCATAGGATATGAACTATTCAGTTACAGAAAAGAATACCACTAAATTTCAGAACAGGCAATTTGTAGATCTGGATTTGAATTTCAAAAGAAATCCGATTACTAATGATGTTGTATCCAAAAAGGGCCAGAATGCAATAAAACAGAGTATAAAGAATTTAGTCTTAACTCGGATTGGTGAAAAGTTGTTTAATCCATTGGTTGGATCGTATGTCTACAATTTGCTATTTGATAACATTGTACCAGAGACTACCATTGCATTACAAACCAGCATTGAAGATGTTATAAATACTTATGAACCAAGAGCATTGGTTAATCAAGTATTGGTTGATCCAGATCCAGATAACAATGGATACTTAATTACATTAATTGTATCCTTTGTCAATTTACCAGAACCAACAGCAGTAGAATTCTTTTTAGAACGGTTGAGATAATATGCAAAATAGTAAATTACGAATCACTGAATTAGATTTTGACAAGATCAAAACCAACATAGTTGATTTCATGAAGAAACAGTCTGAATTTTCAGACTATGATTTTGAAGGTGCTGGTTTATCCGTCTTGACCGATGTGCTTGCTTATAACACACACTACATGTCTTATTATTTGAATATGGTTGCTAATGAAATGTTTTTGGATAGTGTTTCGCAACGTTCATCGGCAGTATCCATAGCAAAACATTTGGGATATGTTACGCAGTCCACAACGGGGGCAGAAGCAACTGTAACATTAAAATGTGTTACTGCTGAAACTTCAATAGACAGTCCAGCAACTATAACCATACCTCAATATACCAAGTTTACTATAAAACTGGATGATGTATCATATATATTCTACACTCTAAAGTCTTATACGGCCACTACAACAGATACGGGTGCAAATCGAACTTATACGGCAACTGGTGTTAAGTTGAAACAGGGTAAGCAGGGTACGATAGATTTTGTGGTCAACCAAACAGGGTTTGAGGAAAAATACATTATACCTGTTGATAATTTAGATACATCGACTTTGATCGTCAAGATTAAAGATGCAGCCAGTGATGGAACATATGATCTCTGGACGTTATACGAAAATGTAACCAACCTAACCAGCACATCCAAGAATTATTTTTTACAGGAAGTTGAAGATGGAAAATACGAGATCTATTTTGGTGATGGTGTTCTTGGGGCAAAATTAACACAGGGTAATGTAATTACAGTCGAGTATTTGACCAGTGAAGGTGCAGTGGCAAATGGTGCAGGGAATGATACGGCAAATCCATTTACAATTGCAACAGCATTATCTTACAGTAGACCAGATGCTGGTACAACGGGTACAGTCACACCTACTATAGAAGCAACATCAGCCGCAACGGGTGGTACAGTTGCTGAAACTATTGATTCCATTAAGTATAATGCACCAAAAGCATTCAAAACTCAAGATCGAGCAGTTACACTTGAAGATTATAAGTCAATAGTAATTAATAAGTATACAAATGCCAGTTCAGTTTCTGTTTGGGGTGGAGAGGATAACGATCCACCTGATTATGGAAAGGTCTATATTGCAATTAGACCAGTTACAGGTTTGACTTTGACTGATGTATCAAAGGAAGATGTTAAAACTATTTTGAATAAGTATAAGGTATTGGCAATCACACCAGTTGTGTGTGATCCAGATTATACTTTTGTGATTGTTGATACTATAGTCAATTACAATTCAACTACATCACTGATTCCAGCAGAAACTATGAAAGAGAATGTTACTACAACTATAAAAGACTACAACAACAGCACTTTGAATAAATTTGGTACGATATTTCGACATTCTCAACTTGTAGGTTTGATTGATGATACTGATGATCCAATACGGAGTAATGTTACTAAAATCAAATTGAAAAAACGAATTAAACCCACATTAGGCAAACTTCAAGGTTGGGTTGGTAAGGACACATTAAAATATGGAAGTGCTATAGTCAAGGGATCAGTTACATCCGACGAATTTACAGTTTGCAATAATATATCCTATGGTGGGAATGTGATTTTCACTGATGATAGCAATGGTGTAATCAATTTGACATCTGGTGGAACGATCATATTTGCCGATATAGGTACAGTTGATTATACAACAGGAAAAATAACTATTTCTGGTGTTGCGGTTGATGTCATTGCGGGCGGTACAGACTATGTTTATATCACGGCAGATGTCGATGAAGCAGATGTCAAACCAGTAGCAAGACAAGTAATTACTATTCAAGATGCCGATATAACGGTAACGATGGTGGAAGATGTTACATAAGGATAAAATACAACGGAAAATATCACCGTTTATACATTCACAACTGCCTTTATACCTAGATCTGCACTATGACAAGGTTGCAGATGGGTCAATTTCTGTGTTTGGTCGATTTATGCAGTTGTATTATGAATGGTTGGAAACGTCATATGATGCTACTATTGATGATTTCAAATTTCAGTCCATTCAGCAAGTTAGTGACATGGCCATATCCGATCTACATTCGGAGAATGGGAATGTTTATGATCGCCTGGTGCGGTTAGAATCCTTTAGGGATGTTGATAATACCATATATAAGTTACTACAATATATCAAGTCAGAATATAATCCAGATTTGCCTAGCAATACATATGCAGATGATAGAAAATTAATCAAACGAGTTAAGGAAATCTATCGGGCAAGGGGAACGGAATCGGTATTTAGTATATTTTTCAGAATTCTTTATCAGAAAATTCCAGTTACTATATATCCAAAAGAGCAAGTGTTTACGGTAAGTGACAGTGATTGGAAACAACAAAAATCTATTAGAGTAAAAACTTCTGGTTCTACAACAACTGATGACCATGAATCATTCAAGGGGTATTATATCGTTGGAATGGCATCTGGTGCAAAGGCAGTGGTTGAGAGTGCGTTGGTTCGGAATATTGGTACAGAATTCGTTACTGATTTATATCTTGATTTGGAAACTGGTATAACTGGTGCGTTTCAGTCCGATGAAGTGATAGTGGTGCAAACTAATGAAGGGTATGTTGTTAATAAATCTGGCACATCAGATCAATTGCAGGCCAAGATAACACCATCGGCACAGGGGATAGCAGTTACTAATAAAGGATCGGGTTATTATTTGGATGATACAGTTACATTGGCAAACGTTCAAGAAACTACAATGGTTATTACAAAATTGGCAACTGGTGTTGTGAGTGAATTTTATATACCGACTTCCATTCAAACTCATCTATCTGGTTTAGTGGGTGAGCAAGTTAGTTTTGTTAATGATTATTTGGAAGTTTATGGAGTAGAGGGAACATTTGCTGTAAATGATACACTAACTGGTTCTAACAGTGGTGCGACAGCAAAATTGAGATATATTGAGGGGAATAGGTATTGGATTGATACCATCTCTGGTACATTTACAACGGATGAAAGTGTCGAGGGGGAATATTTGGGTGAAGAAATTACTAGTAGTACAAATAGATTGAGGGCAGACAGGATGATTACAATTTGTGATGTGTCTGCTTCTGCTACTGTTATGGCTTCCAATAAAATTGATGTTAATTCGGGTGGTGTGAATTACACATCGTTACCTAGAGCATATGTAGATTCTAATACAAATGTTTCTACTGATAAATTATTGTCATATAGTGCAACTGCTGGTGGTATCGAGGAAGTTAAAGTAATTACTAAAGGTCTTGCAGATAGTGCATCAACTGTTACATTTAGAAGTCACGATCCAAGTTCACCATTACATCGGGCAACAGGTACAGTCATATATGGTGCATTAGTAGATCATGGTGGTTCTGGATATTCGTTGAAATCAAATGTCAGTGATTCGGAATCGTATGTTCAAGATTTGGATTATTATCAATGGTGGTCATATAAAGTTAGGGCTTCAGAAGATCCTAATAAGTGGAGAGGACAACTAAATAAATTTGCACATCCAGCAGGGATGAAAATATTTACAGAATTTACCATAGATAATCCAACACAGGTTAATCAAACGGTGACATCTGCTGTTTGTAATACACTAATATCATAGGAATAAAAAAATGGGAACACTTTTAACGAGAAATCATAGTTATAGAACAGCAAAACAGTTTAAAGAGTTGTTTTCCAGCAATTCACATCGAATTTATGCTGTGATTGGAAATACTACGAATAGTCAATCGGAATCAACTCCAACGGAAAGTCTTTCTAGTGATATTTCGTTTTGGGATAAAGTGGCGGGAATAAAGAGGATTACGAGTGCTGATGTTTCTATGGTAGTCAAACATGGGTCTGGTTCTTCATTGAAGGAATTGGATTCTGGAATTGGGTTTACACCATATAACCATACATTAGATTTATTTGGTTCACCAACTGAATTTTTGGGTTATACTGAAGGAACTACCTATATTAGGGTCTGGAAATGTTTGTTCAATGGTTCTGGTGCAACTGTATCTGATGTACCAGCATCCTCTGATTCTTCACCATCGGGAAATGATGATAGCAATACGGGTGTTTTTATACAATCGGATGGGTATCATTGGAAATATTTATATTCTTTTGCGAAAAATAGTGTTTTTAATGTTAATGATACCAATTTTAAGTGGATGCCAGTTGAATCATTGCAACTCAAACCATCAAATGCTGAACTTCTGAAACAGTGGAATGTACAAGCAGCTGCGGTAGATGGGGCAGTGAATTCTATCATCCATAGTTCTAATCTTACGGGGTATACAAATGGACATGCGGTTACATTGTCAGGAACTAACACAACTGTTTTTGCTGGTGAAATCGCAACTGCAAATTCAAAACAATATGTGAATATTACTAATGCTGGTGCTGGTTATCGAAATGTAACTGCTGTTAATGTTAATGGTTCTGCTGATGCCAGTTTAACGGCAATGATTTCACCAATTAGTGGGCATGGGTTTGATGTAGAAAGAGAAGTTGGGGCAAAGGATTTAATGGTAACGTGTCAGATAACTAATTCTGATATTGCTAGGGCAACAGTCACGCAATATGCTACAGTAGCATTAATTTTAGATCCAATAATTACAGGTAGTTCACAGGATGATATAACAACATCGGGTACAAGTATAGCATCGGGTACTAGAGCAAGTGATACTTCATACTTACAAGCAGGGTTACTAAAATACTCTGGGCAGATTCTGTATGTGGATCAGAGAGCAACTGTAGCAAGAACAAATGACTCTAATACAGATTTAATAAGACTAGTCATTCAATTTTAGAAGGTGGATAGAAATGGCAACTAAAGATTTCAACATAAGTCCGTATTACGATGATTATGATTCATCTAAGGGCTATCATAGGGTATTATTCAGACCCAGTTTTGCAGTACAGGCAAGAGAATTAACTCAACTGCAAACTATATTACAGAATCAATTAAAACAAGCAACAGATGTCAGGAATGGAAAGTCATTAGTTCCAGGCGAGATAATACTTGATACCGATCTTTCATATGTGGCATTGGTGGATGATTTATCAGGAACTGATACAACTACTAATATTGTAGGCACTGTTATTGGTTCTAAGGATGGAACCACTGGTGATGTCTATGCTAAAATTATAGCGGCATCAGATAGAGAAGTTTTGCAAATAACAGATGCTGATACATTAACTATTTGGGTTTCATATCTTAAAGGTGGATCTACTAATACTACCTTTGCCAGTGCAGATTCTTTATATAAACAGACTACTGGTACGAATTTAGCATCTAGTGCGTGGAATACAGTGGGCAGAAATGTATCTGCTGGTGATCCAACTACTGTCATTGGTTCTGGTTCTGCTGTGCATGTTAAAGCAGGGGTTTACTATATCAACGGTTATGCGGTTGAAGTTGCCGATCAAACATTAATCCTAGACAAATATACTACTACACCTTCATATAAGATAGGATTTGATGTTGCAGAAAGCATAATAACCACTACCGAAGATAGTACCCTAACTGATAATGCAGTTTCATCTACCAATTATCAGGCAGATGGTGCAGACCGATTTAAAATTTCACTTACATTAGCAAAGAAATCCTTAACGGCTACTACCAGTGCAAAATTCATCGAGATTGCAGAAGTTGTAAATGGAAAGTTACACAAGAAAGCAGAGGGTATTGAACGCAGTAAAGGGTATAAAGTCATTTCTGGATTTGACTATGAGTTGCGTGAAAATAAGTCTACCATGACCGATGCTAACGGATTGTTAGGTACAGATGCCAGTGGAAGTAGTGACAAAGTTTCCTTTGGAGTTAATACAGGTGTCGCAAACATAGATGGGGTAAGGACTAAATTAGAGCAAAAAACGTTTTTGGCACTAAGTAAGGCAAGGACTATCGAAGAATCTACTGCTGATGTTTCTGCCGCCGCAGACATTGGAAATTATGTTGTCACTGATGGTGGGATAGTAGGAAATTTTGCATCAGCAGATAATCAACGAGCAGTATTGAATTTCTCACCAGCAAGTTCGGGTGTACCATTCCCTTTGGTAAATATGAAAGATTCATCGGCATTTATTGGTACAGCACGAATCCGAAATATAGAACGATTGGGTAATGAATTCAAGGTCTATCTATTTGATATTAGCATGAATTCGGGTAAGAATTTGGTTAATGTCAATGAGTTACATGTATGGACATCATCGTCTACACCATCAGCAACTAATAAACTTTGTGATTTGAAAACTGAACAGTCAACAGCAACTGTGACTACACATGGTGTTGATGATACCTTGACATCACTGAAAGATACGGGCAAGAATACATTACTATATCAAATCGGTAAAGGGATAACAGAATTTGATACTACAGTTGTTGTTAGTGCCACACGACAAACTTCAGTCGTAACGGCATCGGGTACTACATTAACAGTAGCCGCAAATGCAAATAGCACATTTGATGCCGATACTACTAAGATTTTGGTTTATGGGAATGATGGAACGAAAAATAAAATATTTGCTGATAGTGAAATGACAACCACTTTGAATGGAGCAAAAACATCGGCAAGTATTGTAGGAGCATCCTTTCAAACGGGAGAAAATTATGCTGTTTTTGCTACGGTTTCTAAAAATACATCAACACAAGCAAATAAATCATTGTCACATCAATCTGATGTCTTTACTACCAAGACATCGGTAGAAGTTTCTACGTTGGCATTAACTAAAGCAGATGTTCTTCCAACTCAATGGAAAGTATACATGTCACCAGATTTCGGAACGGCTGCATTGTCTAGTCATACTGATATTTCAGATCGGTATGCAATGGATACGGGGCAACGAGATAATTTTTATGCATTAGGTGCATTGAAACTAAAAAGTGGAAAATCCTATCCTACGGGTAGAATAACTGTTGCTTATTGGTATTTTGTAATATCAGCAGGGGATTACATTTCGGCATCATCTTACCCTACAACCACAGACAATAATACTACAGCAAATTCTAATTACAGTGTAACTGATTCTTATGGTACATGGGTTTGGGCATCTTTGCATGATGGTGTACAGGAATTCAAGAATGGTGATATTCCAACCTATACCAGTGATACGACAGGCAGAAAGTACCGATTGGGTGATTGTATAGATTTGAGAAGTTATAAGAATGATAATGGTGTCAGTAATTCAGCATTTTCTGGATCTGGTGCAACTGCTATACATCCACCAGAAAGGGCTGTTGTTAGTGGTGATGGTTCTGATTTCTATTTGGGTAGAATTGATATTGTCTATTTGGATACCGAAGGAACTTTAAGAGTGGTTGAGGGTGTTGCAAGTAGTAATCCATCACCACCAAATGCACCATATTCTGGTGTGCCATTGTATATTGTTAAGTTTATGCCTTACACATACGGAACGGATGATATTGTAGTTCAGAAATTTGGTGTTTCTGAATACGATGATTTTGCTTATTTTAGTGCATTATCTGCACTGGAGAATTCGGCAGAAAATTATAATATCGGTGTTGGCAGATTGCGAAGGAATGTATTTGTTGATCCATTTGTAGGTCATGGGTTTGGTGATTCAACAGATGCAGATCATAAGATTTCAGTTGATCCTATCAACAATGAATTGAGGCCACATTTCCATGAAGATGGTTTGGCAATGGAAGTATTTTCTTCTAATGCACAAACTGATTTGGTACATAATAGTAATTTAGTGACATTTCCTTATACCGAGACACCCGAAGTTCAGAATTTGGATTCCAGTTTAGATCAGAAAGTGAGGACATCTGAAGTTTCTACTTATCAGGGTGTGGTATCGGTTGGATATGATAAATGGAAGTCTACTGATTCTAGGGAGAATGTTAGATATAATCGTAATGGAGCATGGGATTCTATAAAATATTTGGATGATTCTACTAAAACACAAGGAACAGTTTGGAATGAGTGGGAAACTCATTGGTCAGGTGCTAAGAATAGTGATTTTCAAGATCCAAGTTTCGGTATGTCATACAACGAGTTACCTAAATCACCAGCCCTACCTAATAGTGCTAGTTTATTGAGCAAGAAAATCGGTGATAGTGAGTTAGGCACACATTATGTACCATACATTAGATCACAGACTATAACGATTATAGTTGAAGGTATGAAACCACTGACCAGTATTTCTACAGTTAAATTCGATGGAATCGACATAACCAGTTCATTCACTACACCGAAAACAGATGTTAATGGAAAATGGACTAATTCATATGTTATTCCTAATGTCGATGAAGATGTTGGTTCAACTAAATTTCAAACAGGTAGCAAGCAGATTATAATTGAAGCAAATCAATCCTATGCTGAAGGTTATTATCATGCAGTTGGTCATGTAGACACTGATGGTTTGGCCACAAGACCTTTTGATAGTTCGTGGGATGCACAAACTATTGAAACAGTATCACAGGGCATAGAGGTTTTTTCCGAATGTTTTGTAACTAGTTTGGATTTGTATTTTTCGGCAGAAGATGCTGATTTTACTAGACCAGTTATTGTTCAGTTGAGAACTATTGAAGATGGAAAAGTCAGTAATAATGTATTACCATATTCTACAAAGTCTGCGTTAGCAACAGGTATTGATGTTGATGGTACAGAAACTAAATTTACATTTAGCAATCCAGTTTATCTCAAAAAAGGAAAATATGCCATTACGATTATCACACCAGCAACTGAGTACACAGTTAAAGCATTGGATGTTGAAACACAAAAGGGTTCAAATGCACTTGGTGTTGATAGTATGTATTTGGGTACGGATAAAGTCAATAATAAGATTCTGAAGTTTACACTTAATCGGGCAAAATTTGATTTGAGTGGTGGAACAAATAATATTATTTTACAAACTAAAAATACTGCTAAAGCATTGATTGATAATCCGTTTTATACTACAACATCATCAGAAAATCGAATTACGGTTACACAGCCAGGACATGGATATGTTGTTGGTACTACATTGAGTTTTAGTGGAGTTAAGGGTAGTAATGAACAAGATGTTTTGATGAATAGTGGTAGTGGAAATTATACAGTGGGTGAAGTTGTATTTTATGGTTCTGGTTCGTTCAATTATGGAAGTGCATGGGGTAAAGTAATATCATGGGATTCTTCCAAGTTTATCTTGAAAGTTGCTTCCATCTCTGGTACATTTGCTTCTGCGAATCAGATTACAGGTGTGTCTAGTGGAACTTCAAGAACTGTTTCTAGTACTGCTGGTGCTGTTAATACAGTGAAACGTTTGCATGGTGTTGGGATAGGTGTTCCATCTGGTTTTGATAATTATGTCAATGGCAGTGGGTATAGTGCTGATAGTACTTCTGTTGGTGTGGCAACATCTTCTGCTGGTAGTGGAACAGGGTTGCGTGTTAATACAACTGTCAATGGTAGTGGTGGAGTTACAAATGCAACAATAGCCTTTGCTGGATCTGGTTATGCTGATAATGAAGTGATTACTGTTTCTGGTGGTAATGGGGATGCTACATTTCAAATTAATGGTATTACAGGTATGAATGATGATACTTTTACTATTGATTCTGTTACAGCAGATAGTTATGTTATCAAAAATGATACAACTGCATTTACAGTTTATCAGGATGGGTATCCGCAGGGGGAAACTTTAGTTGTGGTCGATAGTCCAAGACGTAGAGCAGATTTGATAAATTACACAGGTGAAGAAATAATTCCGAGTGGTACTAGTATCTCATATCAGGAAGCAGTTGGTAATAATATGTTTGGGGCAACTAACGTTGGATTGAATTCTAATGTGGATTATTCTGTTTCATCACAGTTTATACAGAAATTCTTGAAGGCATCATTCACTGGAGATAGTAATAACGATAGAGTTTCACCAGCAATTGATGTCAGCTCTCTGAATGCTATTGTGATTGCTAATGCGGTTGATTCTGCTGGAACTTCTGCTTATATCTCAAGAAAACTAGAATTGGAAGAAAGTGCCAATTCGGTTACAGTTGTATTTGATGCCAAAACTTCCAAAGGTAGTGGTATTGATGTCTATGTTAAGACTTTGACCTCTGCTGGAAATGCCAATTTTGATACAGAAAGTTGGGTTCAACTAACACAACAAACGGCAACTACTGATGGGGATTCGGCAGAATTTACCGAATATGTGTACAGCAAAGATGGTATGACAGACTTTTCTATCGTTACCACCAAGATTGTGTTGAAAGGTAGTAATACGGCACGTCCATCACGAATTAAAAATCTGAAAGTGATTCCAAACTATAAAGACCCATCATTGTTACCATTACAGACATTATCGTTGGTATTATCTAAGAACGCAGTTAGTGCAACTTCATTCAATACTACTACAATTACTGAAATCACTACAGATTTTGTGGTAGAAACGGCAATAGTCTATATAACGGATGCAGTTAATGCGGCTACTAGTGCAGTTATATCATCTGGTGAAGGTGCTGTTGAGTTGTTACGTGGAGCAGATGGTAAGGTTACACCATTGGAAACGGGTACGAATACAGGTTGTACAGTTAGGTTCAAATCTGTAAACGGTACAAGTAT